GCCTGAAATGGTACGCGTTACTGGAAATGATGGGGCTCAAAAATACTTTAAGTTCCACGTTCAAACTCCTATGGATGAAATGGGTCAACCTATAATGAACGATCAAGGAATGCCTTCTAAACAGATGGTATTGCAAGAATACAATCAAGATGAGATAACAGGACAGGTGGGAGTGGCTCCAGAAGTTAAAACTATGGACATCAAGGGAATACTTGACGTTAAAGTTAAGACTGGGACTACACTTCCATTCAATAAATCGAAGAAAGAAAATACCGCTAAGGAATTATTCCAACTTCAAGTTATTGATGCAGAAGAGCTATTGAAACAGCTTGATTACCCCAATTATCAGGCCGTATTAGCTCGGATGCAAGAACAAGCGCAAATGGCAGCCCAGCAACAAGCTGCGATGGCTCCCCCAGTAGAGCCAGTTTAATTTACTCTCCCAATTTAAATAAATAATTTACAGCATTTAGTGCTAACGCACAGAAAAGAGGGCTTATGCCTAATGAAGATTTAGTTCAACAAATATTGCAAATGATTTCTCAACTCTCCCCCGATGAAGTCGTAGGACTCATCAAACAACTTGAAGCTGCTGGCGGTGAAGAACCTGCTGAGCCTGTTGGAAACGTATCCCCCGAGGGAGGCATGAGCGGAGTTCCATTACAATGAGCGACGAAAATCTGACTGAGGATGTTGATAAATTATATGATAGTATTATGGGTACAGGGGAAGGATCTGACGGACCATCTGGAACAACAACAGAGGTACAGACCCAAGAGCCAGTAGCGCCGCCAGTTCCCTCAACTGACTTTGAATTTACGCATAACGGTAAACAAATTAAAGCTACCAAGGACGCCATCATCAAATGGGCTTCTCAAGGTTATGATTACTCTCAGAAAATGGCTGATTTTAACAAACGTCTATCTGACGTTGACGCTAGATACAGTCAGGCTGAGCAGCTCAAAACAACCTATGGACCTGTCGATGAATGGGTAAAAGGAAATCCCGACAAATGGGATGCGTTGCAAAAAGCGATTCAGAATACGGAAGCTTCAGGGGCTAACCCTCAATTACTTTCTAAGCTGCAAACCTTAGAGCAACAAGTATTGCAAGCCAATCAATTTATAGAGGCTTCAAAACAACGTGAGGAAGAGCAAAAGAAAGCTCAAGAAGACTCCGCACTCGACACAGAAATGAAGTCCATCCAAGAGAAATACAAGGATCTAGACTGGAAGACTGTTGATGAGAGTGGAAGAGGACTTGAAGCTAAAATATTGGATCATGCTGTGCAGAACGGTATCAACTCCTATAAAGCCGCTTTTCATGATTTGTTAAGTGACGAATTGACTAAACTTGCAGAAGCGCGTGGCCGTGAGTCCTTGAATAAGGAGCGCCAGGTGAAACAAGCTGGGGGTGTTGTGGGGAAAACTTCACAACCTACAAAAGGCATAACCAAAACAAACGGAGTTAAGTCTAAGTCTTATGATGACCTCGCTGAGGAGGGACTCAGAGAACTAGGCATAATCCAGTAGTTAAAATCGAAAGGAAATAAAAATGGCACTTTCATATGACCAAATTAATGCAATTACGCAAAAGAAATTTTTGCCAAAATTGTATGACAATATCTTTGACTCTAACCCACTTCTTCAACGGATGAAGAAAGGCGAAGGATACAAAAAACTTGATGGAGGAACTTCAATCATGGTTCCCCTTGAGTACGCACAAGATTCTTCTGCTGGTACTTATAGTGGAGCTGACGTCTTATCGACTGTTGATAATGAAGTTTTCACTGCTGCCGAGTATACTTGGAAACAATACTATGCAAACATAAGCATCACGGGCTTGGACAAGCTTAAGAATAGTGGAGATTCTCAGATTATTGACTTTGTTAAATCCAAAGTTAAAAACGCTGAGCGCACACTTGCTGACCAATTAGGAACAGGCTTATTCAGTAACGGTACTGACGCCAAAGCTCTTGTTGGTTTAAGATACGCTGCTGCAAACTCCAACACAATCGGTGGTATTGCTCAGTCTTCTTACTCTTTCTGGAACGTCCAAAAAGACAGCTCTACAACCACTTTGAGTTTGGCTGCTCTTAAAACAAACTATGAATCTGCTACAATCGACGCTGATAAACCTTCTGTAGGAATCACGACTCGCGCTATTCATAATAGTTTTTGGAATTTGCTACAACCTCAACAACGGTACACTGACGCCAAGACCGCTTCTGCTGGTTTTGAAAATATCATGTTCATGGGAATTCCTATGATTGTTGATAGTCACTGTCCTACTTCACATCTTTTCTTCTTGAATGAAAAATACGTAAGTCTTTACGTTCATAGAGATGCAGATATGAAGTTCTTGGAATTCAAGGCCCCAATCAACCAAGACGTTGAATCTGCGAAGGTCCTTTGGGCTGGAGCTTTGGGTTACTCTAACTTAAGAATGATCGGCGCTTTCACTGCGCTGACTGCATAGAAAGGAGAATAAAATGTCTAATGATAGTATTGCACCAATTATTTTTGAAGGCGTATCAATGGTTACTGCTAGTCCTAAGCATGAATTAGGAACACGCAGAAAAGACGCTGGCGTCGAATATGTACTAGTTTACAATGCTGGTGGAGCTGCTACAGGTACTGGGGTTTGCCTTAGTCGTCCTGCATCTGCTGCTGCTGGTTTGTATTCTTGTTCTGCTAGTTCTATCTCTGGAGATATGGGAATTGGGTTTGTTAAACACGCCACTATTCCTGCTGGAGAGTATGGATGGGTTGTAACACGCGGTTTTGTTACCGTTGCTGTTGCTTCATCTGCTTCGGACCAATCTGCTGGCAGTAAAATGCTAGGAGCTGGTGGTTTGATTGCTACGATGGGAGCTGGTACTCCTGTCGGTGAATTGACCACAATTATTGTTTCAGGCAATAGTGGAACTTTTCACGTTAATATCAAGTAACTAAGTTTTTACTAACTTATGCCTCTCATCCTGATGGGGTGGGGGGCTTTAAATTATATTTAATAGGAGTCTAAAATGATAAAAATGATAGAAATGGATTTGGAGTATCAACCATATATTATGGAACCTCCAGTCACCCCCACTCAGATGTGGGATAACGCATGTTCTGCTGACGGTCCTACGGTCAATCACTGGCTGCCACTCTGGGAAGCAAACATAAGAGCAAATCATAAAAAATACGGATCGTTTACTGACAATTCTATTGGTAAACTTTTCAATTCATTAAAATACAAGCCTGTTATTTTGGCAGGATCAGGACCCTCTCTAAAAAAGAACTTCGAGGATCTAAAGAATAAGGGTGATATTCCGCTTATTAGTTGTCTTCATAACTTTCATTTCTTTGAGGATCGGGATATTTCTGTAGAATACTACGTCACCTTGGACGCTGGACTCGTCACTGTGGAAGAGGTTTATGAGGGCGGCGCTAACACCCAAGAATGGTACTGGGAGAGAACTAAGGGTAAGAAGTTACTCGCATTCATTGGAACACATCCGGAACTGCTTAAGATGTGGCAAGGCGAGGTTTATTTCTTCAATTGCCCAGTCCCAGACAAATCTTATGAAGACCTTATAGAGTCTCTTGAACGGTTTAATTGTTATGTTTCGACTGGTGGAAACGTACTCGGCGCGTGTCTATCTATTGCCAAGGCGCATCTAGGTTGTCAAACTGTTGGCTTTATCGGCGCTGACTTCTCATTCTCATACGTTAATAAGTTTCACGGATGGGACTCTAAGTATGACGTTAGTTTAGGTCATATTATTCTATGGGTTGACGTCTATGGAAATAAGGTAAAGACATGGCAGTCTTACTTAAATTTCAAGAATTGGTTCGATTTTATTTCTATAAAAGTCCCAGGTCTCTACTTTAATTGTACCGAAGGTGGTATCATGGGAGCATATAGGGATGGAAATTTATACTCCATCAAACAAACCAACTTAAAAGAATTTATCCAGCTTTGGCATTTAAACGATGTTATCGAGGAACAAGCCAAAAACCCTAAAACAGATATTAAACAATTGTTATTCTAAAGGAGAAATATAATGGCATTTACAACTGAAACTATCTCAAAATCAGTATTTGGAAACAAACGAGTCACTGTTACTTCGTGTTCAATCGACTCTGCATCTGGAAACGTGGATACAGGACTTGCTCTTATCGAGTGGTTTAGTGTTCAACCTATTTCTATGGCTACAACTTCAGGTTCTTTCAAAAAGAATGTTGGGTCTGGAGCTACTGCTCGAAATGGTATCTTTAACCTTAACTCTTGCGCTTCTGGAGACGTTTTCTATCTCGTAGCTTACGGGCGGTAATTATGGCTAATGGAATTCAAAGGGTCTATACGGCCACCATTGCAAGCGCCGCTACATTATCAGCAGCTCTTAATCTTCAGCGTACATTTAAAAGATGTTATTTAGAAGTCGGATCACTGACCTCTAATTCAAACATTCATTTACAAGCTGCTGCTTCTGAGTCTGGCACATATCGAAGGGTTGTCTCTCCTGTTGTTAATACAGCTACGGTAGGTCACAACACCTTTACAATTGGATCGGCTGCAACAGGCCGTATTCATGAACTTCCTCCAGGTCTTCAATGGATTAAAATTGAGACCACCGCTACTATGGATAGTGGAGAATCTTTCAAGGTTCTTTGTCTAGATGATTAAAATTTAAAAGGAGAAAATCAATGGCTAGTGTTAAAATTTGGAACGACAATAAGTATGTTTATAGAAATACGTTTAGAGGCGACCCTATAGTTATTCCTGCTGGTGGATTTATAGAAGCTGAAGAGCAAGATGCAGTTTTGATCTTGGGTAAACTTCCCAATCTCATTCGTGATGCAGACGGTGGTTACAAGCCTGAGAGTTATCAAATGCTCAGAGTTGAGAAACCTAAAGTTGTAGCTGCTATGACCTCAAGTGCTGCTGATTTGATTTGTAATCAATGTGGAGAGAAATCCATAGATCAGGTTGAACAAGCTAAACATATTCTAGATAAACACATGGGTGATCTAGCTGAGAAATCTCGTGATGAGGCTGGACGTAAACTGCAAGAAGCACTTCGTAAGGGGAAATAGATGTTTAAAACAGAGTTTGCACTACGCGGAAAATGGACTATGGATCTAACTGGTCCTGATGGAAAACTGAAACAATCTGTTACTGGGTCGAACGTGATCTGTACTAACGGAAAAGAGTTTCTAGCTTCCTTCCTTCAAAGTGCTGCTGCTGCTGCGTCTACATTCACGGTTAAATATATAGCAATAGGAACTGATTCCACGGCTGAGGCGGCTGCACAAACTGCTTTGGGAGTGGAATCAGCAAGACAAACGGGTACGGCGTCTTATGTTTCTAATCAGATTTACCGAGTCACCGCTACTTTTGCGGCCGGAACTGGGACCGGAGCTATTGTTGAGTACGGACTTTTCTCATCTTCTAGTGCTGGGACTATGTTGGCAAGAGATACGGAAGCTGTAATCAACAAAGGCGCTGGCGATACTTTAACTGTTAAAGCTGAGATAACAATTTCATAAGGGGGACATTTGGCTGATTTTAACATTACAGTTTCTAATCAGTTAAATGTCTTCTCTGAATCACCCTCATCAAAATGGGGAGACATGACTTGGGGAGTGGATTTCTGGGGCGATTCTTCTAAAGATTTAAATACTATTATTGAAAAATACTTAACTAATAGTGTGTCTTTAGATAATACCCTAACCCCCACCGCTCAGTTTAATTTAACCGTTAGTGATTCTTTAACTGTCACCTCTGAAACGACTTATGAAAGTCTTCAAGACGCTGATGGGTATTATTACCAATTTATCAAACCAACATCGGATGCAGATCAAAGACAACTGACAACATGGACAGAGGCTACACCTGACACCGAAACATGGACGTCTGCATCTGTGGCTACGGATAACTGGAGCGAAACATGACACCAATAGAAATAGAAACATCAGCTAGAAATCAATACAACGCTGTAGGTGATCCTAACTGGTCTTCTACCGAAATCTATAACCTGATTTACGCTGCATGTTTGGAAATGGCTAGAGATTGTAATTTAGTTATCGAAAGAGTTTACACGACCTCGACTGTTGTTGGGACCCAAGAATACGCCTTTCCAACTAACGCGCTATCTATCAAACGAGTTACTTATAACGGTAAAAAACTCATGCCTTATACATTCCGCGATGATGATACTATCACGCTGACAAACGAAGCTAGCACGGATCAAGGAGAGCCTACCTATTACTACTCTTGGAACTCTTCTATCTTTCTTCGACCTCTTCCAGACACCGTGAGAACCTTAAAAATTTACACCATAAATGAACCACAAGCGGTCGTTTCTACATCCACTTTAGAGGTGCCTACGTTTACTCACATGAATATTGTTGATTTTGTCGTTTCTCAAATGGCTTCAAAAGATTTGAACTTCAACACTGCTAATTATTACAGGGGTCTTTGGGATGCGCATAAAGTAGCAATCGCTAGAAAACTAAAACTCATGAAAGTTGGGGACGCTTTCCGCACTGTACAATCCGAAGAGAGCCATCCCTTAACCACTTTAGGACCTCAATAATGAGTGGATTTAGACTTGTTTTCCCTAAAGATGGGAGGATGACATACGATGGCGGCCTTAATACGAAATATGAGCGATCTATTATTGCTGATAACGAGAGTCCTGATTGCGCTAATGTTCGTTTTTCTAATGGTTCTGTGGCTACTCGCACTGGGATTAAGAAATTCAACACACAAGCTATTGGATCATTTTCAGGGGATTACTTAGGCGTTCGTCATTCAGACGCTGGAGCCGAGACAATGATCGCTGGTGCTGGAGGGTCGTTTTGGTACGCCTCTAATACTACTTTCGTCACAATTCCTTCCTCTCAGTCTCTATTCACTGCTGGGGTTAAATTCGGATCTTCTGAATATGAGAACTATTTATTTTTAGGTAACGGTGGACAGATTGCTTACAAGTACGGCGGCGCGGAGTTCAATCGCCACGGTATTTATCCCCCTACAGCAACACCTACAACAACCTCTCAGGCGGTAGGGGTACTAACTGGCGCTTATACATATAAAATAACTAACGTAAATACAGCATTAGTTGAATCTGACGTCGGGCCTGTTTCTACCACATTGACTGTGGCGGCTGGCACTATAAGAGTTACACTTCAAACTTTTGCCGTATCTTTTGGAGTCGCTGCTAGAAATGTTTATCGTACCGTGACTTCTGGAGCTGTTTATAAACGTGTTGCAACGGTCTCAGACCATACCAGCACAACTTATGATGACAACATCGCCGACGCTTCCCTAGGAGTCACCGCACCCACGGATTTAGGTGTACCTCCAAAATACAACGTAATTCGTTACCATCAAAACCGGTTGTTTTGTAACGACACCGATAATCCTAATTATATTTTCTACTCTGAGTTAAATAATCCTTATTCCTTCGCATCGACTAACTTCATTAAAATAGGTGATGGCACGTCGGATTTAGTCCGAGGGATCGCACTTTATGGGAATAATCTTCTCGTTACATGTGTCAATAGCTGTCATTTAATCTATATGCCCACCACCGATGATGCAGATTGGGTCACGACAAGACTAAAAGTTCCTTTCGGTTCTAAGTCTCCCTACGGATCTGTCGAAATAAACGAGTCTGTGATGTACCCTGCTGTGCAGAATAACAAGTTCGTAGGATTTGCTAAAATGCAAGGTATAGGTGTTCAACCCTCTACGACGTTTTTAACTACCGAAACTGCTGGCTCCCTTCTTGAGTCAGATCGTATAGAACCCAACATGTTCACAATCCAAGAAGACTATGTGGGGAATATTTATGGTATCGTTTATAACAACGTCGCGTATTTCTCGGTGACTAACGGTACAAGTCAGACAACAAATAATAAGATATGGGTTTATGAGTTCGATCTAGACAATCTCAGTAAATCACAACAAGCATCTTGGAACCCCGATACAGGAATCAATGCAAACGGCTTCACTATTTACGATGGGAATATGTATTTCATCAGCTCCACGGCTAACGGCTTTGTTTATCAAAACGAGGTGACAGACCAATATAATGACGATGGAGTGGCTATTGATAGCTATTATTGGACAAAAGAAATTGCAGTTTCCGGAGAAAATGCCACTTTTAATGATTATAGATATGTTAAAATGTTAGTAGACCAAGCGGGTGATTACAGCATGGACCTTGGTTATCGTGTAGACTCAGATTCAGGGGATGGGGACATCCAAGAAGTTAATCTAGATCCTGGTGGATCACTCTGGGGTACAATGGTTTGGGGGGTTGACCTCTGGGGTGGCGGCTCAGATCAGGACGACAAAAAACTGTTCTTAGGTAATAAGCGCGGAGAACGCATACAATTTAAATTCTCCAATCAAAACGTATTAAATCAAAGATTCAAAGTTCATGGAATGAAGTTTTTCTATAACGCGAAAGCTTTCAGATAATGGAGAATGTAAAATGGGATTAAGAACACCAACACTAGCGATGTTTAATAGTAGAACTGCTAACAAATCGGCGGCCCCTGCTGTGCCTAAACCCATTAATGCTCCTATGGCTCCTCCTCAAGAGGCGTATAAAGCACAATTATCTACAGGGCCTCTTCCTGAGTTTGAAAAACAAAAACAGATAGCTCAGCAAAGACTCGGAGCGAGTGGACAACAACAAAACGAAGCTCTTCAAAGACGCTTTGCTCAAATGGGTGGTGGTCCCTCTGGCGCTTCTATTAAGGCACAACAAAATCTAGGTGCTAATCTTCTGCAACAACAAGAAGACACTTTGGGTGGAATCGACGCCGCTCAATTACAAGAACAACAACGTAGAAACGAAATGGAACAAGGAAAAGCTTTTAGTTCTCAAGAAGCTCTAGCTGGTCGTCAGTTTCAATCTGGTGAAGCACTCGCTGGTAGACAATTTGGAGCCGAGCAATCTGCTTTAGACAGAGCGATCCAAGCTGAGCAATTCGGTAAACAATTCGGACTGAGTAAACAAGCTAATACTAGAGAAGAAGAAGCTCAGAAATTCAACCTTGCACTAGCACAATCGGATTTGTCTGGTGGGAAACTAGACAGATTTAATCAGGCATATATGAACCCTGCAGTGTATAGAAAACAACAACAAGCCCAAGCTGCTCAAGTGCAAGCACAAAGACAAAACCAAGGCTTTCAAAAAGAAAAGTTTACACTTCCAGGTCAATCTGGGGGAGTATTTTAATGGCATACATATCAGGACTTGAAAAGAAATCCTCTGGTGGTGGTGGTCTCGGATCACTTATTGGAAAAGTATTAGGGGGAGCGGCTGGTTTTATGATCGGTGGTCCTGCTGGTGCTTTGGCTGGATCTAATATTGGTGGTACTGTTGGTGGGGTCGCTGGATCCATAGCCAAACCTGGGGAAAATAAAAGTCTTGGAGTTAATAACGACGCACAGGGTGCTACTATTGCACAGCCCAAACAATCTGGCGGCGGCGCTATTGAAAGATTGAACTCTGTTTTGGATATCGGGTCTACGGTAGCCGGAGCAGTCGATGGATTTAAAGCCCCTGAAGCTGGTAGTGGTTTAGAATTACCCAAGACTGGCGCGACATCGCTAGGTGTTGCTCCACTTAATCCTGCTATTGGTAGACGATGGCAACAATATTCAAAGGTAGGAATGTAAATGGCTCAGATAAACCAAGTACAACAACAAGAGTCTGGAATAGATAAATTTCTACGTCGATTGGGTGGGGTTACTCAAGCCGCTTCTCAGGGTTATGGGTTATATAACCAAGTCAAAAATGCTCCATTAGAGCGTAAAAAACTACAATATGAAGCTGATCCTGTTAGACTCCAGGCTGAAGCAGATCAGAAAAAAGCTGGTGTTGATTTTGACAAAAAAACAAACATAAGAAAAGAAATAACTAACCTTCCTGTTTATAAAGCAACTTCAGATGTATCAAATTCATATTCAAGGTTGATTGAATCTCAGAAAAAGCCAAGTGCTGCCTCTGACATGACTCTTATATACCAATACATGAAGATGGTTGATCCTGGCTCTACGGTAAGAGAGGGTGAGTTTGCTAATGCTCAAAATGCCACAGGCATCCCTGGTCAAATATCAAACATGTATAATAAAATGGTAAAGGGTGAACGATTAAATGAAGTTCAGAGAAAAGAATTTCTTAATCAGTCAAAAGCTCTCTATGATGGACAGATGTCTCAATACAACCAAGCATTGGAACAGTATAAAGGTATAGCTGAAAGAGAAAAACTTGATTACAATGATATTAATCCAAACATTGGAGTTATACAACAAGCACCACAAGCCCCTGGGGTTAATGAATTAATTAAAAACAAACCACAAGCCAAAACAGTTCTC